CAGTACTTAATGTACTAGGATACAATAATGTACCTGATTTAATATCATCTAATGATGTTTGGAATAAACTATCAAACAGTGTGTCATCTATTGTATCTGCTCTTTCAAATGTTATTGCCATAAACCTACCTCAAACTATTTTTAATGTGTATGTTGCACTAGTGCTATTTAGGAAATTATATAAAACATTATTAGACTCGTCTAAAAGGTAAGCACTATTCCCTGTTGAGATTGTCCTATAAGTATTTGCACTTGGTTCAAAATCTGATGTTCCTAAACCACTTACTCTGTAAACATACGTTTTATTATCATTATTTCTTGATATCACAAAAAATCTCATTCTGTTTTTTAAACCATTAGCAGTATTAGCTGTTACCTCTATTTTCCCAGTAAAACCACCACCAACTGTTTGTGCTCTAGAATCTGTTCCATATACAGATAGTACTGTAGTATATTGAGAATTGTTTTCAGGATTTCTAACTGAATTTGTACCTGAAGTTACAGAACCTCTATTACCAAAACTATTCAGAGTGCTACTACTTAAGTTAAACCCCCTGTGAAGAAGTGTCTCCCCTTTACCAGTTGTAGTAGTCCAATACTGTACTGTAAATGTCATAGTACAAAATGGGTCATCATCTGCAAGCTTTACTATCTCAACATCATAAGTTGAATTGAGATTCATTATAGGATAAGTTCCTCTAATATTTTTGTCAGTACCTGAATTGAGAAAATCAATCTCACCATATCTTCTTCTTTTAGTTGTACTTCCAAGTTTTACAGTATCAATATCTACTCTATCACCTGTAACTCTAAAAGTAGTTGGTTGAGTTCCTGTAGTTTGTATATTGTCATTAATAGGAGCTTGATATGCCCTGTTCAACCCTATTGTATTTGTGCTTAAACTAAAACTACCTATATTCGCATTTGCGTTAGGTGTGTTTTCATGTCTACCATAATAATATTTAGAAGCTTTATCTAATACTCTACCAGCAGTTAAAGTACCGTCTGCTAAATAAGTAATGTTCGATGTACCATAAAAGTTGGCCGCCATTTGTATCTGGCCACTTGCAGCTGCATTACCTTTGCCTCGTAATTGAGACATAGCTATTTGACCTGAGCCTAAAGCATACTCATTCCTAATATCACTTAGTTTTATTTGACCACTACTTTGTAACGGCATTTTTTAACTCCTTAATTTCCTCTTTGAGTTCCTTAATACAGTTAATTAAAAGACCATGTATAGCGTCATACTCTACTGTTTTATAAGTTTTTTTATTTAATGCAGAAAGTTTTTTATCCTTAACAGCTTCAGGTAAAACTTTTTCTAATTCTTGTGCAATAATACCAGCAGACTTTTGTCCATTGTGTCTTGTAAATGTAACACCTCTAACTTCATCGATCTTATCTAGTGCATTAGGAATCATCTCTATATCTGTTTTAAGTGCAATGTCTGACGGTGTTGTTGTAGAAAATGCAATAACGTCTCCGTCAACGTGTAAATCTCCATCTGATTCCAATGTCATTTCATTAGAGTTTGCTGTAAAAAACTTCAAATAATCTGATGTTCCATTACCTGATATGTATGCTGAACCATCTCCAAATTTAATAACTTGGTCGTTGTCCAATAAAATATTACCTGAGCTTACATGCAATGATTCTGTTGGACTTGCAGTTCCTATACCTACTCTATTGTTTGTTGAATCTACTTTTAATGTAGATGTATCAATAGTCAAATCACCACTACAAGATATAGCACCTGTACCCGTAATATTATTTGAGTTTAAATCTAAATCAGCCGCTAATGATGTAAGGGTAGTAGCAGCATCAAGTAGAGATTGTGCAGTAATCCTAAGTTCTATTCTATCACCAGTAGAAAAATTTCTAGCTGTCGTACTTTCTTGTGCACGAGTAACAGTTAATACATTACCGGATCTAGCCGTAACTTTTACAATTTCTAAATTATTTGATGCATCTATAAGAGTTGCTCTAAAATATTCACCGCCTGTTAAAGATGGAAATTTTGTTCCACCACCAGATACAACAGTTATACTTGTATCAGAATTTGTAATGCCAGACGCTAATGTAGATATAGCATTATTAGTAAACTTTATTGTCATTTAAAGCCCCTTTGTTTTAACTTACAGTCACAGTCCATGTAATCCCTAATGTATCAGCCGCACCTTTGTTTATCACAGAAAATACAGTTCTACACAATAGAGTACCACCTGAACCTGCATTTAATAATCCAGCTTCCGTAATAGCACCTGTACCTGTACCAGCACCAAATGATGCAACATAAGCCACAGCATTATCAGTAACAGTAGTAGAAGTAAGAGCAACACGCCCTGCCTCACTACCTAGTGCAGTATCGCCAGCTGCAGCTGCAGTTGAATCTGTACCAATAGCCATGTGTGACATAGCATCATCTGTAGTATCTTTTAATCTAGACGCAATTAAGTTTTTACCTGTGGTAACAACTAAATTAGGTACTACAACTTCTTGCTTTACGTTTCCTTCTGGATTAGTAACAGTAATTTTAAGTTCGCCTGTTACTTTAATTAAATCATTAATCATTCATCCGTCTCCTTAAGTATTAGCTCCAGCTGAAAGTGGAGTAGCATTACATACATGTCCACCCAACGAACTATCATCAACATCAGTATAATGGAATGTGACAACAAGTCCAGCGTTGGATGAATCGCCTTCTGTTATTTTATCATCGTTAACTATGATTTGTCCTACATAACCAGGTCCACCAATAATACCTGTATTAGGCTCATCTCTAGTAAATATAAACCCGACTGTACCATCAGATATGTTAACAAGTTCTGGATACATAGGTGTTGTAAACCCAAGAGTAAGTGTTGTACTTATGCTCTCAGACGCAGAAACACTGTCTGTAGATACTAAATCTACAGTTATAGAATTTACAGCATCCGATGGTATAACACTATCAGCCTTAACTATACTTGGTTGTAAAATTGAAGACTCAGACATAGTTACTGAATCAGACCTACTAGTCGTAAACTCTTTAGCATCAGACTCAGATGCAGATACTGAATCAGTAGGGACAGTATTTATAGTTTTTACATCAGACTCAGACACAGATACTGAATCAGTAGGGACAGTATTTATAGTTTTTATAGTAGATTCAGATGCCGTTACGCTGTCAGATTGTGGTATATCTGGCTGTAATGCTGGTGAATCAGAGGCTGATACTGAATCTGTTTTACCTGCAGGTGTTATTGTTTTAGCATCAGAATCGGTAACATTTATAGGGTCTGGATCAACATCATCATCACTTGGATCAAAATCTACTGAAGAATTTATTATCTTATTTGGTGTATCAGTAACTGTTACTGAATCAGACTTAACTAGCTGAGCATCAAAAACTGGGTCACTATCTGAAGATGTAACAGAATCACCTGGAATTAGACTAATTTCAAAAACTGGGGAGTCAGTTATAGATACTGAATCAAATTTCTTACGTGTTGGTATTAATTCAAAAGCTTTTATACCTAGCCTAGAAGTATTTACTGTAGCTGATATCTTATTACCATCACTAACTACAGAACTAACACTATTAACACTAACGCTAAATGATATAGCCGTTGCTGCAATAGCGGATACAAGTCTTATATTAGCCATTAGAAGTTACTTCTTACTCTAAACTTTAGTAGGTCATATACAGTGTGTAAACTACCATTGAAGTTAACTACTATCTCACCTTCATATGAGCCTTCATCAACATCTAATTCACCACTAGTAAAATTAAATTGTACTTTACCATCAGAACCATCATTAGTTTTTGCACAGCTAATCGTTGATAATACTGATGTCCCACCTACAGCTCTAAACTTTACTGATACTGAAGTAGTAGCCGCTGATAAGTCTAATGCAGTATTAGCCACATCATCGTTTAATGTTAATTGTATGAGTGGTAACTCATCTCCTTTTACTAATCTAATTACATCTGCCATAGTCTACTACCCAAATGGTTGTCCTTGAACTCTCATGGATGCTCTTCCAGCACCAAGATTAGCTCTAGCTCTACGCTCCGATAATTTAAATGCAAACTGTTTTGCATGATATGAAGCTAATTCTCTATCACTCCAGCTATTATCTGGTAATACCAACAAATGCTGTAGTGCTCCATGCATGATAACATTTTCTAATTCATCTAAAACTGTTTTATCCATACTTGTTGCTGATCTCAATGGTTTTAAACATACAATCATTCTTATATCATAGGTCTCAGCACTATCTGGTACTGGTGCTACTGAGAAATGATCGGGGTCTAACTGAGCTATATATCTAGGTTTTGCCCTATTATCAGTAGGTTGATTAGGCCATTTAGGGTATAACTCATATAACTTATCTAAAGTTACTGGCTCTAATACTTCATCATTTACTGTAGCTGTAATAAATGCATGTACTTCAGCATCTGATGGAGACTCATATGCATAATCGTGAGCTCCCACAGTCAAACGTATTCTTGGTTGTTCATACCGCCACGCTAGAGTACGTTCACATGCTTCTATCGCAGCATCCCGAACATAATTCTCTACAACAGGTGTTGGACATCCTGGAACACTTGGTAGTAATCTATTTACTATATCTGAAAAATTTCTTGTTCCTGCCATTATGTGAGGTCCTCCTCAATCTTTTGTTTGTTTACTGGCTGTAAACCTGCAGTTTCTGTATCTGTAAATATTCTATTAGAAGCAGAAACTCCTAATGCTTGTGTAAATGATTTCAAAAATAATTCTGCTCTACCTGAATTGACATGCTCGTTATCAATAGACTCAGCTAGATATACTGTCCCATCTACAACAGCTGGTAGAAAAGCATCTGGTAGTAAAGCCACTGTAGTTGTCCCATCATAAGTAGGAGGAGATTGAGAGTACTCTACTTTTAATACCTGAGAAGCTGGAGCTTTTGGGTATATAAAAAATTTGTTTGGGTTTCTAGCATGCCTCATAAAATTTCTACATGCACCTGCTGTATCGTTAATCCATTGTGGATACGATTGATCTAAAATTTCTCTATTTGTTTCTATTACTCCGCTACCACCTACAACAGAAAATACTTCTATAAGTCTTATAGAATCACTAGGGGCAGATTGTAATACCTCATTTTCAGTACATGTAACTGTACCCATATATGCAAATAAGTCTGGCCTTAATACTGAAATACGTTTAAGAGCTTGGTTTGCAAACCCTAAAAGTACTGTGTCAGAATAACGTTGAGGAGTATTTTCATCCTGTATTAGCCTTCTAACTTCAGTAATGACATCATTTAAAATCATTTTAAAATTCTAATCCTTTTGTAGCTTCTTCAGCTAACTCTATATTAACAGCTTTTTCCTCTTCAGGAATCACTTCTGTTTTTAAATTTACCTTTGTTTTTCTACCTTTTTGTTTTTTAGGTAAAAATTTTTCTGGAAAAGCCTGTTCCTCAGTGACTTCTTCAGTTAATGGGTTATCTGCGAGTATTTGATTCCACCCATAAATCTCACCGTCTTTTGTATTCCTTAACCATCTTCCTGCCATTTTTATCTCCTTTTAGATAATCGGGGGGTTAAAGTTACCCCCCGACCATTGTTACGTTTTACTCTGAGCAATCAACCATTACTACAGTTAAAGTCATAACTGCTGTGTCTGCTGCGTTAACAGTAGTCACATCAATAGTGTCAGCTGCAGTATAGAACTTACCATGAGCAAGTGCGGTTGCAGCTCCGGCATCAGTGATATAAGCCGCAACTGCGTTGCCATTTACACCATCATGAAAACCATCTGGATCAGTACCGTCACCAACATCAAGAGTTAGTGTACCGCCTTCAGCAGTTGTTACATTTAAAGCCACGTGAGTAACTAGAGTATTCGCTGGAACTCTAATTACTTCAAGTACATCAGCCGCTGCAAGAGCTGTAAGCCCTGCTGCTGCTCGTGCTGTAGTAATTGCTGCGAAGTCTAGCTCCACGCTAATGGTTGAAACTTTGTTTATACCTTTAGCAGAGTGTGCTGCACCAGTACCAAGTTTGTAACCTTTACCATCATTATAAGTAGGCATATCTAATTATCTCCTATGGTTATACAGTTACAATCATTGTAGCAAGAGCTTCTGGTTTAACGACTTTATAACCGTAAACTTGAAGGCCACGAATGATGTTACCGAAAGTTGTTTCTGAACGGATTGTCTCCATGTTTGTCATTTGTGACGCAAATGTGAACCCCATTGTGTGTCCACCAATTACGCTGAACTCACTTCCGTTCTTATATAGATTGTGACTTACATAAACTGTAAATCTGTCAATCATACCTAGACGACCATTTCTTAATGGTGAGCTTCCATCACCAGTAATAGATGCATCTTTAAGATCTGATTGCTTGATTAAGCCAGCCATTTTTGCAGGTATTACAAGAAAACGACCTGCTTCAGGACAGTTAGCTTCATCAAGAACTGTACCCATATCGACAATTTTACCAATTACGTTTGTAGTGGTAAGTGCCTCTGGAGTACCTGCTACACCAAGGTCAATGTTACCAGAGATTGCTCCAGCTGTTTGTCCTTTGTTACTTGCAGATACGTCAGGTAACAAATCAGTTAATACTCTTTGGTCAATTTTAATCTTCATACGCTCTGAAGCGTCTTTAGACCATTGATCCATCATAGCAATATCTGATTGTACTTCATCTACATCGTCTTCAACACAAGCGAAGTATTCGCCTTTGTCGATTAGCAATTGTAGTTTAGCTTTGTCAGGATTCTCTACTGTAAGAGTTTGACCCTTAACATAGGTTTGAATTGTTATTTCAGGAGTTGTACGGATATTGACCGTATCTCCCATATTACGAATTTCACCTTCGTAATCGGTGTTTGAGATTGCTGATAATACAGTTGCATCATAGAAATTCTCAATTAATTTACCAGACCAAATTTCAGGTATAAAGTTTCCTGTATACGCTGGATGACCTGATGATGTTGCAAAAGCCATAATAGCCTCCTTTTACTATTAATTAACTATGCGACCTTCTCGCTGTGCAGCGAAAATGTCACGTTCCATTCTGCCACGCTCATCATCTCTTCCCTTATACTTACCTGTTCTAACATCTTTAAAAAATTTTTCGATGTCTTTAGGTGAATAAGTTTTAGCATCATTAGTTACAGGTTGTCCAGCACGTCCTCGTCCCGGAGCAACTTGCTTTTGTAATTCAGCAGATTGCGTAGCATTTTTCTCACGAGCACTATTACCAATACCACTTACACCTTCAAAAGTTCTAAAGAAATTTATAACTCTACCAACATCTAGTTTACGCTGTGCGTCTTCTAAATGTGTCTGGCGGTTAATACCTGTTAGTGGATCTACCTCTAGAAGCCAAGATTGAAAATCTGGATTGCTATTAGTCTCATTCCAATTAGGTATTTCATGGTTTAAAGTATCCCAAAACTGTTTTTCAGAACTAGTTTTTTGTTGCTGTTGAACTTGCTGTACTTGTGGTACAACACCTTTCAACGCTGCTATTTCTGCTTCCAGCTGTTTAACACGACCCAATTGTCCTGCTATTTCTTCTTTAGCTGCTTTACGCATGATTTCAATAGAATCACCATAGTCTTCCATTTCAGCATCAGTAATTAATTTTTCAACTGTTACTTCTTTTTCAACTGGCTTTTCTACTTTATTCATCTCGCCTAGTAAAGATTCTAACTGGGATACACGACTGTTTAATTCTCTGTTCTGTGCATTTAAGCTCGGAACTTCTTTATTATACATGCCCTGTAACGTTCTATACTTTTGTTCCCATGTTTCCTTTTTTTCTTCTTTGTCTGTTTCGCTGTGCTCTTCAGCTACAGACTCAGTTGCTTGCTCTTCGACACTGTCGGCCTGCGACTCAGCTACTACTTCAGTAGAAGCCTCAGCTTGTTTTTCTTCAGGCACTTTTTCTCCTGATTCCAAACCAGCATTAGATTCTGCTGTTTCATTGTTGAGTTCTTTATACAATGCTTGTACATCCTCAGATTGCTTTTGAACTTGCTTTGGTATTGCCATAATGTTTCGCTCCTAACGGTATGCGTTAACTAACAGCTGTCGTCATGACTTTGCTGTATTATCAGGGGACTCTTTTATTACTGTATATATCTCTTTCAAAACTTGACACCGCCCCTGTGCAAGTGACACGTTTTGAGTAACATTAGGTAGCTGCTTTAACTCGTGGTTTAACCATCCCTCTAACCATTCCAGTGTTTGAGGGTGTTGGCGTGCCATAATAGCTAAAGCCTTAATAACGTCTGGTTCTGGTCTAATCAAGATTGACCTCCAGTGTTACGGTTACTAACTGTGTTTGCTGCCATTCCACCTTTTGGGGAACCATCTGGTTGGGTTGGTGTTGGAGCTTGTTGCGACTGTGTCGCTCCAAACTGTGCTGCCATCCTTTCCTGGTATCGTCCTTTCTCCCTAGTTGGAATAATTTCATCCACAGGCATTTGCAAACTTTTAGCCACTTCTCTAAGAATAGAGGAGCGACCTTCCTTACCAACAATTTCCATATCAACTGGGTTGGCGGTTGCATTAAGGAATTCAATTCTACGAAGATTAACAGTTTCTTTAACTGCGAGATTAACTGCACCTTTTGGCAGAATCTCTACGTCTCCTTTAATGGATTCGTCTTCATCATATCGCATATTATACACAAACTGTCTGTGTACAACAGGTTTTATAATATCGGAATCTATATGCATAACTACTTGACGTATACCTTTACCTGCTGATCCCATCAGCATAGATAGTCCTGATGCTGTACGACCAGCACCTTTTACATTCAAATCACCATATACATACGATGGTATACCTGAATGATCGTCAGCTAGTTTACTAAATCTTTCATATACACTCATTAGTGTATTTGCATTATCAGCTGGCTGATTAAATCTAACTGCAGGAGAACTTGACCCTAGTGGATCGTTTGTTACCTGCCATATTTTCCATGGGTGCATCTGTGTAATATCTTCGTTAGGTGGAATCCTTTCTAGATTAACTTCAACTTGTGGCCCACTTGATATACCCATGTTGTTAACTAATGCACGAGCTGCTGCATTACATACACCTTGTAAATCTTCTATAATTTCTGGTATGCCTTTACCCCAGAAAGCTCCTGGGTGCTTGATAAATGATGTCTTAGCATATGGTTTTTCACCTAGTGGGTCATAGTTTAGTACAGCTTTGATAACATAATTACCTACCATCCATACGTTTGCATCATACTCACGAGCTTGATCAGGTACTTCTTCTTCAGTTAGCCCCCACTCTACAAGCATTTTACCGCTTACCTTACCCCAAAATTCTACAGCATCATATATTTCTGTAGGTCTATCAAATGCGTGAAACTTTCTTTCTTCTTCATCTTTAGCTAGTTCTACATCTTCTGATATCCATGAATCACCATTACCATAATCTAATACTTCTCTAATTGCATCATCATCGTAACCTGGCACACCTATTAGATCTGCTAACTCTGTACGACTTAATGGGTGATGTTCAAATAAATATCCATCATTGATATTAGTAATTCCAGGTTCTGGATACATTCTAAATGGATCTACACGTTCAAACTCTGGTGCTATAATTTCATCAGCTTCTACTGTGGTATTACCCATTTCATCTTTTGCGTAACTTAACTTCCTTTGTCTACGAACAATAGGCCCTTTAATAAAAGCACAAGGGTAAGTTACTAAATCTGTAATAAAGTCATTGAATGATTCACCCCAACCACCTTGTGCAAACTGGTCAGAGATTTTAGTTTTCATTCCACGAGCTCTATTGTCAGCGGCCTGCAATAATTTAAATCTATATTCTTGAGCTACCATTTCTCTAAGCTCTCCCATTCTAGCTGGATCTGGTGCTTGCCCTTCTCTTTCTATAATCGTTACAACGTCTGCAGCAAATGATCTTTCTATCTCTGCTAGTTGACCAGGTTCTAATTCAGGTATTGGTGTAGACTGCAAATCCCATGGGGGTGTTCCTGTCTCTAGTAATATATCACGAAGCCAACTTTCAGCTGCTCTACACTTGACTTCAGTAATCATCATGTAAATATCAGAGCCGCCTTGTTGTTTTATTTGGTTAAGTTTATCTGCTTCGTACTCTCCGTTTCTTTGGCGAAGACCTTTGAGCATAATATTTTCTATAGGTTTTTTAGCTTGACGTGCTGCGTCCCAGCATTTACGTAAATGAGAAGCAAGCCCTAAAATTAGAGGTTCGTTTTGCCTTTCTTCTAAAGCTTTCTTAGTAGCTTCTTTCTCTCTTCGAGTTAACTCTTCGTTATCGATTACTTGTAATACCATATTTTATTTTGGTTGTGCTTTATTTTTTGTAGGGTTTAAACCTAAGTGTGGTTTTGTCTCACTTAATTTTTTATAGTCCATACCTAAAACTCTTTTAATAACATTCGTAGTCCCACCAAGTTTTATTGGAGCCAACGGGTCATCAGCTGTAGCCCTATTACCAGCCATAAAAGTTTCACCATAAGACTCTTCTTTTGTAGTGACAGTCTTACCATCTTTGTAAGATTTAGTTTCTACGAGGCCACCCTTCTCGTATTTCTTAATTGTATAATTTTTATATCCTGGCATAGTTTACCTCCAATTATTTCAGAGTATATACTTAATTTTACCTTTATCCAACAAATGAATAGATCTCCTGCTAGGGAGTAAAGCTAGCAGGAGTAGTGAAAGATAGTTATAAGTGAGAGAGGAAAAAGTCATATAACTATAGTCGCAAATATGAAAGTTACTATTAGCATATCAAGTCCAACCACCTGCTGCAACAGGTTTTATCTCTCTTTTTTGTGTAATTAATCCATCTGCAGTGCTATTTATGTGCAACATTAAGTATTGCAAGGCTTCAGCTACGTGTGAATGTTTATTTTTTTCTATGTTTCCATTCTTCTTATGGAACCTATACCCACCCATCATTGCTGCTTTTAGTCTTGTACACCTAGGATCTACAAGAAATGCTGAGTCTCCATCTACTTGACGCATAAGAAAATCATCTACAGCTGATAGTCTAGCTGATACATTATTTGTTTTAGCTGGCATAACTCTAAAACCTTCAGCTTTTATAATATCTACAGCTGAACGCTCATCAGTCTGAGCTCGTTGTATACCTGCAGGATCTGATATGACTAATATCGGTGCTGCTGAAAACCTTTCTGTAATCAGTGGTTTTAAAACGGTACGTACAAATCGTTGTATACCCATGTCAAAGCTTACAGCTTCGTCTAATATTAATATTCTACCTCTTGGATCTTGCTGTCCTATAACAGCTGCAGGCGTTAACCCTAAATCCATACCAATAATAATAGGCCTCACACCATTTATAATTGGCTGTAAAGTTTGATCTGCCATGTGGTAGTCAGGTCTAAAGTATTTATACACAGGTTGTCCTGCAGTACTTAGTCCATATTCACCATCAATGTATACACGGATATATTCATCTGATCTACCTTGAGTGTCGTAGTATCCTTCAGGTAGATTCTCAATGTTTTCTGCATCTTGACTTCTACCTGATGGCTGCTTGAATACGTCCCACCCATTATCATTCGGACTAACTCCATCCGTAGAGTCAAGATGTTCCATTTGATAATACCACCACGTATCCATTGTGGGCGGGTTGGTGTCCCCCCACATCCCGAACCATGTAGGCCCTCCATCTTTTGCTGATGGGAAACGACCAATACGTTTTGACATAGCATCTACAATATCTGGGTTAATATCCCGACACTCGTTAAACCATGCAAACGTTAATTCTAATGAGTTCAGGTTAGCAACGTCATCCGAATCATCAAGTGCTCTGAACATTATCTCGCATTCTACATCCCCTACTTTTAAATAATAGGTCTTAGTTGTTCTCATGTAATTACCACACACACCCGGTGGAAACCAATCATGAAATGTTTTAATTGTTGTATCTTGAAGCTGTCTTGCAGTCTCACGAACTATAGCCACCCTTGATTTTCTTATACCAAGCTTATTAGGCTTTTGCATAGATGCTCGTCTGACTACCTCAAAACAAGATGCTACTGATTTACCAGAACCTACAGGTCCCATCAATACACGCATCTTACTGTCAGACATCATGAACTCTTTGCATACTTTAGTCGGTGTGTAATCTATTTCCATAACTATACCGTTTTGTCTATTTGTTGATAATTAACTAACAGCGTAACACAATATTTTGTTGGATGCTTCTTAGACCTATCTATTTTAGCGTTGTAAGATAATCCCAAATCATATAGTGATGCAGTTAGTTTATTAAATTCATCTAGAGTATTGACAAAAGCTACGGGCTGCCCCTTATACGTTTCTGTAAATCTATGGATTACTTTCGATAAGTTGAGATTCCTCTGTGCTTTCTCCAGCATCGATGACCCTTGTGGTATGCTCTTGCCCCCCGAGATTAATCGTAATTTTGACTCCGCCACTTGTTTCCTCCTGTTCTTTGTTAGATGTTTCTAACCCACCCCACTTAACTGTAGATTTAATTAGATCTGCTTTCACCGCAGCCGAAGTCTCTGGACTATGAATTAATGTCCAACTAGTCGTAAGTAACTCTTCTGCTTGTGCACGAGCTTTAAGCTTAAAGGTCATTCCTTTTTCTTTGATCTCAGTTCTGTATGACTCTACTTTCTTTAAGAATACTTTATCTTTGTTGAAAATTATTATGTCATCTGCAGATATGTTGTGGCGTGTGCGAACCTCATCTAAAGATTCACCGCTGCCTTCTAACATAAGAGCTACATCAAATGCTAAACGGTCTGACCATTTCGTGTGTTTCAATGGAAGTGTGTCCATATCGGCAATCATTAAGGAAAATCAAAGGTTTGTCAACCAAAAGTCTCAAACTTTACACGTTGGTTTTTTTGGTCTTGCTATGAGAGGTTTACTTATATGGGGGGGTGGCTACATTTCGCAGTCCGACTACCCCCCCTGCCTTGTCATGTCATATGTCTAGCTATGGTTAGAGAATGCTTAATACTTTACATAGATGTCAGCTTAAACTTGACAGAAAAAAATTAATCATGCAAGGTGTAATCAAGCTCAAGGGGAGCTTATTAACAAACATAGGAGACAATATGTCTAAACTATACAACGGAGAAGTCAATATTAATATTGGTAACTCTAAAAACGGAAAGGTCGTAAGAGTTTACACCGACCTCAAACCAGGAATGGAAGTGTACTCAAATGCAAAAGGAAATGTCGAGGACGGTCTTAAGAAAGCTATCAAAGCTGTCAAAGACAAGAAAGCGACAGGGTTGGATACCTACTCATTCTGGGTAGAGACTCTAACTCAGAAAGGGAAAGCTGTCTTGTGCTACCACAAAGCCATCAAAGGTAGAGTGCAAATCAAGAGGGAAGACCCTAACAGAGTACAAAGCTCTGACAGGGAAGACATCTAACAACTAACAACCAAGTCCTCCTCCCGAAAGGGAGGGGGCAGGAGTAAAAAATGACATACCAACTAACAATATGGTTCAAAGAGCAAAGATTCTTAGATCCAAACGTACCAGATATGCAAGTAACTACATCTAATGTTAAACAAATCAATGACTATCTAGAGAATAACTGGATGTACATTAGGAGACATGACATAAAATGTGTAACTACTGGAGAGCAATGCCACTAACTAACCAACCAACAGACCTGGATATGTCTATAAACTATCCATTCTTTTTATTTATTTTTTTAATTATATATATCGGCCATGGCTCGGGGGGTTATAGCTCGCCTTTAAGCCGACTGTAATCACGTTCTTAAAGCTGGAGTGTAAGGTTTAGCCTAAAGTTGACACTATCTAAACTATCTAGGTAAAACCTTACGCAGTGTTTAGGGTTTTATATACCCAAACCTTACATCACAAAGGTACCAACACGTTGATACGTAAGGCTTACAGCCATTCATGTAAAGTATTACTATCTAAACTATCTAGATTATCTATTAAAATTAATGTCTTTGATACTATTTTTGTTTCTATTAAGATATATAAGGTCTCGGGTGTTAAGACATTACCTAAAAAAAACTAGATAAACTAGATAGTTTAGGCTATCTTATTGATTCTTAAGGACTTATACTATCTAAGTTTACATGCCTACCTACGTTTACCCACTGTCTAATCTAGATACTTCGCATAAGTTGACATAGTAAACTTTACTACTGCCGAAAACTTGACAGAAAAAATTTTCCGATGCAAGGTTTCTCCACGCTCAGGGATTTCCCCTTAGCGAGATTTATATAACCCTATTGGGTAGGAGTAAAGTATGAGTAAGATAGATGAGAATAACTTTTATGTGTGTATTAAACCTACAGTGCATAAAGGTGAGGAGTCTTTAAAGATTGATATCTGTGATGAGAGTGAGCCTAACAAGTACCATTGTAGTGAGTCTAAGAAGTGCTATGATGATATGGTTACTATGAGTAACCACCTCAAGCGTGGCTTAGTAACTTGGTCGCCTAAGAATGCTATGGGCTTTATACCTAAGATATCTTTAAACAGATATGGTAGTGCATTCATGATGTTGTCTAATGGGACATCAGGTAAGTCTGGTAAAGCCCCTGCTAAGGCGTTAAGTCTTAAAGATGTATTGGCTATCAAAGTCTAATACGTTCCCCTTGAGTTCCCCTAGTGATGTACTAGGGGAATTCTTTTATTCAATAAACATAAGAGAGGTAATATACCATGAGTAAGTGTGCTTTATGTAATGATGCTATTAACCCTAAGAGAGTAGCTCTAGGTTACGTTACATGCCTTAGGTGTGGTGAGGTAGAGGCTCGTAAGGTTAGACATACAGTAGTTCCATTACATAAATCTAACTACATAGTAGTGAGTAATAAGAACGATCTTAAAGGAATTAATAATAAAGGTGGTAAGCATGGATAATTGACATGCTTTGGACTATTAGGTGGGACATATGTGCCGTAGTGGAAACACTTGTAAGACATAAGAATCCTATTAACTGTGGCTCTAATGCACATATGTAACCACAGAGTCTTAATGAATTGCTAGCATGGGGCTAGTATAACAAGCCTATGTACGAGATGGCATAGGTATAAACGAGCCTATGTATGTTGATGGCATAGGCTCACCATATAGGAGTAAACTATGAAAGCTAATGAGCTGATAACTACTATCAAGGCATTGTTTCCACTTAAGAGGACACTTTGTGTTGAGGGTAGCCCCGGTGGTGGTAAGACTACCATCGTCAGAGATGTAGCTAAAGAGTTAGGTGTTGGTTACATTGAGTTACACCTACCGACCATGTTGGTAGAAGACTTCGGTGTGCTATATCCTAAAGCTGACAGCAACAAGTTGGAGTACAAGCTACCTGATTGGTTTCCATCAGAAGATAGAACTGACATACCTGATGAGGGTATTCTATGCTTTGATGACAGAAACCAAGCGAGTAGCGATATTCAAAAGGTCTTAGCAAACGTATGCCAAGCTAGAACATTGCATGGTGCAAAGCTTAAAGATGGTTGGCATGTGATATCTACAGGTAATAGACAAAAGGATAGAGCTGGTGCTAACAGGGTGCTATCTCATCTACGTAATCGTGAGACTGTAGTTGAGCTTGAGACTAACCTAGATGAATGGGTTAAGTGGGCATTGATGAATGATGTTAAGCAATCTGTTGTGTCGTTCTTGCAGTTCAGACCAAACCTATTGCATGATTTTGATCCTCAGAGGGAACAGAATCCATCACCTCGTTCATGGGTAGAGGGTGTATCTGACATCATTGGTGTTATACCAAATGATATTGCTGAACAACAAGCAATCATGGGTGCAGTTGGTGAGGGTGCTGGTGCTGAGTTTATCAGTTTCCTAAACATTCAGTCTAACCTACCTAGCCCTGACAAAGTGTTTGAGAATCCTCAGACAGCACCAATACCTGAGGAAACTAGTCATCTATATGCATACTGTGGTGCAGTTGCTTACCAAGCTGACAAGAATATTGACAACCTTATCAAGTACTGTCGAAGACTATCTAGCGACACAGTAGGTAAGGCTGAGTTCTCTATCTTGACAGTCAAGCTAGCAGTTAACAAGTTCGGTACTAAGCTACAAGGTCAAGAGTTTTCCAAGTGGTGTGTCGAGAACGCTCAGTATCTAAACTGATGGGTTATCGTAGTGAAGTGCTATGTGCTGTAGGGTTTCCCACTAGGGATAAACTTGTAGGGTACATGACACTACATAGACTGAAAAGCTATCCACATGATACTAGACAGTTACTAGATGAGTTCATTATTAAGGCTAAGATTATTGAGGGTGATGGTTATGCTGTTGCATTTCACCAATATGAAAGCATCAAGTGGTATGAAAACTATGAAGATGTACAGATTATAACGCAGTTCATAACAGGTGTATGTGAACATGATAACCAAGCTGTAGGTAAGATAGCAAGGGTAGGTGAGGAACAAAGCGATATTCAAAACGATACATATGACCAAGTACCAGAAGGCACAAATGATGTGTATGACGCTTTGGATAGTCTATTTTACCCTGTGTCGTATGTGTGTATAGACATACCAGAGGGTGAGTTAAAACAATTAAAAACTATAGGAGAGTTAAATGAAACTAAGTGATAAGGCATTGCTAGTACAGCTTAATGTATCACAGTGGACAGCTCGTAAGTTAGACAAGAATGCTACAACTCAAGTAGCAATAGCTAACAACACAGGCAACCATGCTGGTAGATACAACAAGTCATTACTACCAATGAATGAATACCTAGACAATGTGCATAAGAAAACCACATTGATTAGGAAAGAGTATTACCACAATACACTACCTTGGGGTATTGATGGGACAATGATACTACCAACTGATAACTATCTAGACTTCATGGCGAAGTTCAGACAGTACAAATCAGAATGGGAAATGCTAGTAGATAATTTTCTAGTGGCGTATCCACAGTTGCAGTTGAATGCACAAAGATATCTTGGTGATTTATTCAATCCCAATGACTATCCAAGTGCAGATGTATTGAGGCGTAAGTTCAGTATGGACATGACTGTTCTACCGGTACCATCTAATGACTTTAGAGTTGGTATTGATGAGCAAGAGCTTGCTGACATACAGCAACAAGTTGAGGCAAGAGTTCAGCAGTCTACCAAAGTTGCTATGCAAGAGGCATGGCAAAGATTATACGACAAGGTAAAGAGTATGGCTGAGAGATTGTCGGATACTAAAGCAGTCTTTAGAGATACGTTAGTAACCAACATACAAGATGTATGTGATGTATTGAAAAGACTAAACGTAACAGGTGATGAAGACCTAGAGAACATGAGGCTCATGGTTGAAGACACCTTAGCAAACAATAACCCTGAAAGTCTAAGACTAGACCTTGACTTGAGAAAGAAAAAGTCTAGTGAGGCTAAGGATATATTAGACAGAATGGGTGCATTTATGGGACAACAATAATGATTGATGAAATAACACAGAAACGACTAGAGAAGAAACTTAAGAAAGCTAAGGCTCAGTTGATACTAGACTATCCATTCATTGGTAACATTGCGTTCACCCTTGAAACTATATGGGATACTAACATACCAACAGCTTGTACTGATGGCGAAGTGATTAGGTTTAATCCTCAGTTTGTAGATGACATGAGTGATGATGAGTTTAAGTTCTTACTTGCTCATGAATGTATGCACCCTATGTTAGAACATTGCTTTCGTAGGGGTAGTAAAGATCCATATAGATGGAATCAAGCAGGCGATTATGTCATTAACCAAATACTAATTGATGATGGGGTAGGTAAAATGCCTAGCTGTGGTGGTCTGTATGACAGAAAACTACATGCTGAGGGTGGTGGTACTACTGAGGGTATATACAACCTACTACCTGAGACACCTGAAGATGAACAAGGTATGGGTGGTGAGGGTAAGCCACTAGATAATTGTATGGACAGTAGTGGTACTGAGTCAGACAAGAATAGACAACAAGCTAAGTGGAAAGTTAGAGTGGCTCAGTCAGCCCAATCAGCTAAGATGATGGGCAAGATGTCAGCCGGACTTGAACGACTAGTAGATGACATGCTTAAACCTAGAGTGGATTGGCGTGATGTCTTACACAGATTTGTTGTCAAGGCTAGGACTGATGATAGAACATTCTCTAGAGCTAACAGAAGATTCTTACCACAAGGATTGTACTTACCGAGTGTATCAGGTGAGGCTATGGGTGAGCTAGTGTTTGCAGTGGATTGCTCAGGCTCTATCAGTCAAGATGAGATAAACCAATTCGCTAGTGAGATTACTACTGTATGGCAAGACCAATGCCCAACAAGTATTCATGTGATATATTTTGATAGCGATGTATGTCACTATGACAAGTTCGAGAGAGGAAATGATGAGCCTGTTATCAAGCCACATGGTGGTGGTGGTACAGCATTCAGCCCTGTCTTTAACTTCATGAGTAAGAATGGTATCGAGCCTGTTGCTTGTATATTTCTTACTGACCTCTACTGTGATGACTTTGGCACAGAGCCACAATGTCCTGTGCTATGGGTATCTACTGTGAGGAATGATACGAGTGTGCCTTTTGGCGAGGTAGTCAAAATGCACGATGAAAAATAACTATAACCAAGGAGTAAATAATGGCTACAGTTAGAATGAGTGGTGTCCTCAAACAAGACATCTTAAGAAACTTATCACAATCCTATGACCATAGACTTGTAGATTGGGATAGAAATAATCCAAGACCTGAAGATTGGGGTAGTAGAATATACGATACTCTAGTACCACAGGACTTGAAAGATAAACTAAAAGCAATACCTGATAGATGGCTTGAGACAACGAGTACAATCAAGCTTAATGGATTTAAAGATGTTGCTGATGATAGCTTACTTAAATTACCTAGAGAGCTTACAAGTAGTTGCTATAGTGATGAGCCTCATTACATGGGGGTAACTCTTAGTGCGTCTCGTCTTGAGTGGGAGTTACCTCAACGTGAGCCTGTGCCTGTAGATAAAAGGGATAGTGTGCTTTCGTATGAACATGTGATTAGTGCTGAAGACAGTAGGTTTGAGTGGCTTAGGGTTGAGTATGCTAAGTGGATTCAACCACTACAAGAGTTATTAGCTGAGAGGAGAAAGATGATAGACAATGTGAAAGCGTTACTTGATTCTCATAAGACACTAGCCCCAATGCTTAAGAAGTGGGATGGGTTATGGGGACTTCTACCTGAAGAGGCTAAGGACAGACACAAACAAGTTGTGGAGAGAAATGTTAGCTCTACTGAGGATAAGACTGATGGCATTGACTTCAATGAAGTTACATCTCATCTAACAATGAACAAACTAATGGAGAAATAATATGGGTATATATCATGATACTAGTTATGACTACAACAAGGGTGAGCTACATAATAAATATACTAGCTCTGATGACTACTACAAAAATAATACATGTAGATATCACAGCATGAGTTGGGATAGTCTAAACGATGTAATGAATACATGTAGGAACAAGGCTAAGGGTAAGCCTATCAGTTCATGGGGTAGACTTAAACAAGATGACAATGGTGATATCTACTTAGGTGATGCTTGGAACGTAGATAGTAGGTATTGGACTGTATCTAAAGACAATATAGTTACACTTCACCTAAACTCTAACAATACAGGTGGACAGACTGTTGTATCATCAATGTCGAATTGGTTTCCTGTAGGGCTTTACAGACAAGGTACTGGTGATTACAGAGTAGTATTTGGTTGGGACTATTACAAACATGTAAAAGATTTTACAGACAAATCAGATAAGATTGAGTGGACTGAGAGATTTAAACTAACAGATGATGAACAAAAGTTCTTCTCTAGTTCACCATATGTATTTGATGGGTTGCAATATGATCTAAATAATCATTGCTTTATCAATGCTAAACCTATGGAGAAATCTGTAGAGTATCCTGAGAAACGAAAACAATGGAGAGCATTACTAACTAAACATAAACGAGTACTAAAATCTATGATTAGTATTGGTATGTTTAACAAATTCAAAGAAGACTTAGACAAACTACCAAATGAAGTTACAAGTACATACAGGTGGTATAACCTACCTTGGAATAGAGTTGATTTCGTAGAGTATGTATTATCACAGATGGCAAAAGATGAGATACCCGAAGTGCTACTTAGAATGTATGCGTTTCATTTCGCAAATAGGAATGACACAATAACTACAGGGCAAGTGGATAATTTCTTTTCTGAGTATGGGTTTTCATTTAAACAATACTTGGGTGTATTCAAATCACTTGGGTACAAACACCAACACGTTGGGAAGAAATATTATAACTTAGAAGACTTGGCGAGTAACCCTAATGAGCAGTCATTAGAATCTATAATTAAATTATTTACAATATAGGAGAAAGATAATGAGTGAGAAAGATATAGATAAAGTAAACATAGCAGTATGTGATTGTACTAATGGAGAGGTAACTCTCTATTGGAAAGTGCAATTAGCACTAGGTACAGAGGAAGAGTGGGTAGCTGAAAGACACAACATAAGTAATTGTTCTTGGGCTACATTTAAATCAGTTAGAGAGGTAATACTATGAGTGAAGATGTAAAACTAAAAGACTTAGATAAAGCTAGGCTACTTCAGATGTGTATAGGTAGAAGACTATTAATGGATAAGGTTAAAATATGGCTGAGGTCTGAGATATCAGACAATCAAGATGTAGTTGACGCTAAGGATAACAACGAGGAAGAAGTAACTAGTGATGGTACTGATGATATTATCTATGGCAGACATGAATGTGCAACGTGTTTGTATGAACAGATATTAGAATGGGAGAAGAAGATATGACAATAGTTGTATGGGATGGTGAAACACTAGCTACTGATATGCAAGCTAATGATGGCATGCAGAAGTGGAAGTCAGAGAAAGCTTGGTATATAGGTAAAGACTTTGATGAAGTTCAGATTGTATCTGGTGTTGGTATACTACAAGATATAATAAGACTTCGTGAATGGTATAAGAAGGGGAGTTCCGAAGACAAATTTCCTATAGCATTTGGATCTCATAGGGTTACACCCACAGCAAAACTTATTGTGGTGACTGAGCCTGAGGGTTTGTTGCTATACGATGGTATACCACACCCAATTGAATATGGATTTAAACCATGTGCATTTGGAGAGGGTAAAGATTTTGCCCTAGGTGCGTTATCTATGGGTGCTACATCTGCTCAAGCAGTTAACGTAGCTAATGAACATTCTTTACATTGTGGTAAAGGTGTTACAGAATTGACACTAAAAGTTAAAAAGCATTAGGAGGGTAAACAATGCCAAAATATAAGACAACAGGTTGGGTTAAAGTTAGAGATAAACTTTCTTGTTCAGCAGATGAATTGTTAGAAAGTATTATGGAGGCTACATCTGACATGGGTATATCAATATATAATGATGAAGACAAAGCAGAAGAAGATGGTGTAGACTTACACATAGTTATAGATAGGGAGGAGTAAATGAATATAAAAAGTAATGATATGGTCGCAAAGCCACAGCACTATGCAAGGTATAAGATTGAGCCAATAACATTTATTGTTGAGAACGAGATACCTTATTGTGAATCAAACGTAATCAAGTATGTCTGTAGGTGGCAACACAAACACCCTACAAAACAAGGACAGATTGAAGACTTAAAAAAGGCTAGACAGTATTTAGATATATTAATTAAGAAAGCAGAACAGGGGTAACATGGATATAGCAACGATTGATTTCGAAACCTATTACGATAGGGACTACTCTCTATCTAAAATGACTACTGAATCTTACATCAGAGACAAAAGGTTTCAGGTCATAGGCGTAGCAGTCAAGATAAACAATGGTAAGACCGAATGGTATAGTGGAGATGATGTCGGTAAATTTCTTCACTCACTCATACTATCAGACAAATACCTACTAGCACACCATTCGGCTTTCGATGGTGCTATCTTATCATGGCACTATAATATAAAGCCTAAGTTTTGGTTTGACACTATGTCTATGGCTAGACCATTACACAACATGACAATAGGTTGCTCATTAAATGCACTGTCATCTTGTTACAAGCTAGGACAAAAAGGAACTGAGGTCATTAATGCATTAGGAAAAAGATTAGAGGACTTTACTTCGGAAGAACTAAAGCAGTATGCAAACTACTGTATTAATGATGTTGAACTTACATATAAATTGTTTAAGGTTTTAGTTAAGGGGTATCCGCAATCAGAACTTAAGGTTATAGACCAAACAATTAGAATGTATACCGAGCCTGAGATTGAATTAGATGTTGACTTACTTGGTGATCACCTAACAACTATAAAGACAAACAAACAGAAACTTGTTGACACGCTAGCGACTAAGTCTTCTGGATCTGATGTGAAGAAAGTACTCATGTCAAACGTTATGTTTGCTGAGCTTTTGAGAAAGGTCGGAGTCGAGCCACCGACAAAAGTATCTATAAGAACAGGCGAGCCGACTTTCGCTTTTGCCAAAACCGATAAAGAATTTACAAAGCTTGCTGAACACCCCAAGCAAATCGTACAACAACTTGTATCAGCGAGGTTAGGTGTTAAGTCTACTATAGAAGAAACACGAACAGAGAACTTAATAAAGGTTAGTGGGAGAGGTAAGTTACCAATCATGCTTAATTATTATGGAGCACACACAGGTCGATTTAGTGGTGGAGATAAGATGAATCTACAGAACTTACCTAGAAATGGAGTGCTGAGAAAATCATTGACAGTACCACAGGGCAAGATGTTGGTGGCTTGTGACTCATCGCAGATTGAGGCTCGTGTCGTTGCATATATAAGTGGGCAGACAGATTTAGTCGAGGCTTTCAGGCAGGGCAGAGATGTATATAGTGAATTTGCTAGTGAAGTTTATGGTAGAAAGATTACCAAACAGGACAAGCTAGAACGATTTGTAGGTAAGACATGCATACTAGGACTAGGGTATGGTATGGGTGCAGAGAAATTTAAGAACACCTTATCATTAGGACAAGGTGGTATGTCAGTAGACATTGACATCAATGAGGCAAAAAGAATTGTTAACTTATATAGACAGAAAAACCATAAGATAGTTTCTCTTTGGGGTGTATGTGATTATGCTTTGAGGGGGATACTACATAACAGGGAAGACTCTATATTAGATAACATGTTGGCATATGATTCCAAAGGGATTGTATTACCAAATGGACTTCGTATCAGATACCCTATGCTACGAAGAACTAGAGATGGGTTTGAGTACATATCTAATGCAAGAACTTATAGGAAGTTAAAGACTACAGGTAAGATTGAGGATAAGGAATGGACTAAAATCTATGGAGGGAAAGTAACAGAGAACATCGTGCAAGCTCTTGCAAGAATAGTTATATCAGAACAAATGATAGAACTCAGTAAGTATTATAAAGTTTTATTCCAAGTACATGATGAACTAATTTTGATCACAGATGCAGAAAAAGTATCTGAGACACGAGAACACGTTGAGACAATCATGTCAATGCCACCGTGCTGGGGTAAGGATTTACCTGTAGCTTGTGAAAGTGGGGTTGGCTATAACTATGGAGAATGTAAATGACAGACATAATAGGAACAGATGGAAAAGAAATTAAATCTGAAAGTGAAATGAAGAAAGATAAAGTACTTAAAGTACTTGAGGAAACACTACTAGTTGCGAAAGAAAGTAAAGAAGTTGAACAAGTATTCGTACTAGTAAAAATAAAAGGTGTCTATGTAAGACACTCTACACAGATAGATGACGTACCTAGTGAACTAGGTAGGATAGATATGCTTAAAAATGATATACTAACTAGAGCAAACTCGAGGGCTCAAACTGAATGACAAAAGAATTAACTCATAGCTATTCATCAATCAAGATGTACGAGCAGTGCCCAAAGAGGTACATGCACCAACGTATAAATAAAGATGTTGTAGATAAAGGTAGTGACGCTACTATCTATGGAGAGAGAGTACATAAGCAGTTGGAAGACAGGCTAAGTATCGGTACCCCACTACCTAAAGAGTCAATTAAACATGAACAAGTTTGCAAAACAATCGAATCACTTACCAAAAAGGCAGACCTTTACCTTGAACAGAAGCTGTGCTTGAATGCTAATCTTACACCAACAGGTTGGTACGAGAGTGACGCATGGCTGAGATCCATCCTTGATGTGTTAATCATAAAAGATAACAAGGCTATCGTAATGGATTGGAAGACAGGTAAAAGAAACCCTGACTTTACCCAACTAGAACTTTTTTCACTACAGGTATTTAAACACTACCCTAAGATAGAAGAAGTTAGAACAAGTTTCATATGGTTAAAGGAAGGTAAGACAGACTCAGAAACTTTCACACTAAAGGATACTAAGGTTATGTGGGCAGACTTACTATCTAGAATTGAAAGAATCAATCAATCATATAAGTCAGGTAAGTTTCCAGCTAGACCTAGTGGCTTATGTAGATATTGCCCAGCTCAAAAATTATGTGAGTATGCCCGTATCTAATACTTGACATACGTGTAAATCTATATATTATTATGAGTAATACACCTGAGGGTAAGATAAAAAAGAAACTTGACACTATGTTAAAGTCTCTGGATGTGTGGTTTTATAGCCCACAATCAGGCATATATGGTAAGTCAGGGATACCTGATCGAATCGCTGTAGCAAATGGTAGATTCATAGGTATTGAGTGTAAGGCAAATAAAAGTAGGAAACCTACAGCCTTACAAGTTAGGTGTATGAAAGATATTGAGAGAGCTAATGGTAAATGTTTCGTAGTTTATGATGACGATACCATTAATGAAGTGAAAGATTATATAGAGAACGTAGCATATGATAGTAGTAGAACAGGCAAAGGCACTAGCACTTAAACCTAAATACCCAAACAGAATTTTGGAGACTGTTCCAGAATCCAGACCAATGACGTACAACAACCATGAACTTGTTGTCACACCGCATACCATAGAGTCGGTTCAAATTTTGAGACAAGTCGGACTGAAAGCACCAAGTCCTATTTTATATTATTATGATTGGTCAGGAGAATTTACACCTTACCACCATCAGAAAATGACATCAGCATTTTTAACTATACATCACAAGGCGTTGGTACTGAATGAAATTGGTACAGGTAAAACTCAATCAGCTCTATGGGCAGCCGACTACCTGATGGGACTAGGTAAAATCCGTAAGGTTTTAATTATCTCACCTTTGTCAACTTTAGAAAGGGTATGGGGTGATGGTATATTTAAAAGCTTTCCACATAGGCAAGCAGTTACTTTACATGGTACTAGTGCTAAGAGAAAGCAACTTCTTAAAACTGATTCTGATTTCTATATTATAAACCACGATGGTTTTGGAATAATCTCAGAAGACATACATGGTATGTTTGATTTAATTATAGTGGATGAGGCAGCCGTATTGAGGAACCCATCTACTAATAGGTTTAAATTATTCCGTAAGTTTATGGAGAAGAATAAAAGCACTAGGCTTTGGTTGATGACAGGTACACCTACACCAAACGATCCAACTGACGCTTGGGCTTTAGCTAAACTTGTTGACAGTCCTTATAACACTAAGACATATACAGCGTTCAAGGAATCAGTAATGATTAAAGTAAGTCAGTGGAAGTGGGTACCAAGAGTAGAATCTGTAGACATAGTAAAACAAGTACTACACCCTGCAGTTAGGTATACAAGGGATGAGTGTTTTGATTTACCTGAGACAGTATTCCAAACACGTAAAGTCGAACTAACACCTGACCAAAAGAAACACCACGACAAGATGTTAAAGAACTTTGTAACTGAACTAGAAGAAGAAGGTACAATCACAGCAGTCAACGAGGCAGTTAAACTACAGAAACTTGTACAGATAAGTTGTGGTGTTGTTTACGGAGACGATGGTGATCACATTGAGGTAGATTGTACACCAAGAGTTAATGTAGTTAAGGAAGTAATAGAACAAGTCGATGGCAAAGTAATAGTTTTTGTACCACTTACTGGTACATTAAATATGTTAGAGAGGATTCTCTCAAAACAGTGGAGTGTTGGAGTAGTTAATGGAGCAGTTTCATCTAAGAAAAGAAATGAAATATTCTATAACTTTCAACATAAAAAAGATCCCCACATTCTTATAGCTCACCCAGCCACTATGGCACATGGGCTCACACTTACAGCAGCAAGTACTGTTATATGGTATGGACCTGTGACTAGTAATGAGCAATACATTCAGGCTAATGGAAGAATAGAAAGGATAGGTAAAAAGCATGTATCAAACATTGTACATATTGAGGCAACTGAGCTTGAGTATAAGATGTATGAGAGGCTTAAGAGTAAACAGAAACTACAAGGTATATTGTTAGATTTAATTAAAAAGGAGAGGTCATAATGTTAACTGTAAATAAAGTTATTGAGGCATACCTTAAACTTAGAAGTCAGAAGGAAGTTATAGAGTCCGAGGCACAAGAAAAAGTTAAAGGTATAAAAGAACAAATGGCCAAGCTAGAGGCTTGGATTAAGAATAGGGCTGATGAAGAAGGTGTTGATTCCTTTAAAACAGCTAGAGGTACAGCATTCTTAAGTACTACTGACTTTGCTCAAGTAGCAGATTGGGATGCAGTCCTTGAATTTATAAAAGATAATGAGGCTTATGATTTACTAGAGAAAAGAGTTAGTAAAACAGCAGTCCGTGGATACATTGAAGAAGATAAAGTAGTACCATCAGGTATTAACTATGGAACTCGTATCAATGTTAATGTAAGAAAACCAGCAAATAAAGCGGAAGACAATGAGTAGGTCAAAGCTTTCTATAAAGAATTCAACTTTTTCCATAATCACTGATGGGGAATGCGACAGTCTATCTGATACAAGTTTAGAAGTGGTGTTCGTTGGGGCTAACCCAAACCTATCTAAGATATGGTATGAAAGTGAATGGTCAGGTGATAGAGATTCTAATACACCTGATTGTTTTTCCCTTGATGGTAAGACACCTAGTAGTAGTAGTGTGTCACCTCAGAACGATATCTGTGCATTATGTCCACGTAATGCATGGGGTTCTAAGATAACACCTCAAGGATACAAGATTAAAGATTGCTCTGATATAAAAAGAGTAGCCGTTATTCTTGTAGATAAACCAAGGCGTGGTGTGTGTCTGTTAAATATAACACCATCATCACTTAAGAACTTAAATGCATATCACAAAACACTATCAATGAGGGGCATTGCTCCTGAGATAGCTAAGACTGTACTATCATTTGATGAGAGTGTTGACTACCCTAGATTGAAATTTAACTTCGGTGGTTTCTTATCAGAAGATGTTCAGAAATATGTTGATACGTTCATAGGATCTGATGATGTGAAGTATGTCACAGGAGAACTTACTATGCCTAGTGGACAATCAGCTACCGCAGAGGACTTTGGTTTCTCTGTTGAGGTAGGTTATATAACTAACAAAGAGGAAAAATAAATGGCTAATAAAACATTTACAACCCCAGTGGGTGTCGCAAACTACCCTTATATAAGTAAACCCGACACTCAATTTGATGCAGAAGGAGTCTACAAAGTTACTCTTGCTGTACCTGAAGACGAGGCTAAACCTGTAATTGAATTAATCAATGCTGAGTTACTAGCTGGTGTTAAAGCACTTAAAGAGTCAAAACCTAAGACTAAATTTAAGAGTGCTCCACTACCATACGCTAAAGAGTTAGATGATGACGGCAATGAAACAGGTAATGTCTTAATTAAATTTAAATCTAAAGCAGCATACAAACCATCTGTCTTTGATGCAAAGAATAACCCTATGATTAACCATAATATATGGGGTGGTTCTGAGATTAAAGTTAATGGAGCTATTGCTTTCTACAGCTCACCATCTATTGGTCAAGGTGTTACTCTAAGACTTAGAGCAGTACAAGTTATCCAATACGTTGAAGGATCTGATGGGGCAAGCAAATTTAACTTTGAAGAAGAAGATGGATATGTAACAACTAGCTCTTCCGAAGAAGGGTTTGAGGCACCAGAACAAGTTGACGTAAGTGTGAACGTTCCTGCAGCCCAGGCGGAGGAAAGCAAACCTGTTGCTAAACCTAAACCAGTTGCTAAACCAGTCCCAATAGAAGAGCCTGAAGATATACCAGTAGCGTCATCAGATGATGACCTAGCTGCTGAGATAGCTAAGCTTGTTGGGGAGTAATAAATGAGTAAGCTACCTCTAGACTTTAAGAAAGTTGAGGCTTTAAGAAAGCATATGTTACTTACTACTAGTAATATGGCTACACTCCTAGAGGTATCTCGTATGACTTACTACGGATGGGTTAAAGGTAAGCCTGTCCGTAGAAAGAATGATGAGAGAGTACGAGATATGCTAAGGAAACTACTGTCTATAATGGAAGATGGGTGGCCTATGCCTGAAATCATAGCATTAGAACAGAAGTTTAGGTTCGAGAGGCTCCTTGAGGTTTTAGAGAAAAAGGAATAGTATAACAAATGGTGGCTAGTTACGTCTAAAATCCCCAGTCGTTAACCAGCGGGATCTAGTCACCATAACATTAAGGTAAAGCAAATATGAATATGTTGGAATTTCTCCAGCAAGTTTTACCAGACGAAGGATTTTATGTAACCACTGTAATTAACCCTGATGGGAGAAGGCAGGGATTCTTTAAGTCTGTGGAAGAACTTGCAAAGGTATGTGAAAGATTAGATAAAACAAATAATAATACTTACTTTGCTATATCAGCATTCAAACAAAAGGGTAACAGGAAACAAGATAATGTAAGGGCTACCAAAGTCGTAGCTATAGATATAGATTGTGGTGGTAACAAACCATACCCATCATGGAAAGAAGGCTTAGTAGAATTAGGTAGGTTTGTATCAGAATTAAAATTACCAAAACCTATGATAGTACATTCAGGTAATGGACTACATGTGTATTGGATATTAGATGAAGAACTACCACCCGAGCAGTGGAAACCTCTAGCTGAGGCAATGAAACAAGCTGCGATACAAAAAGAATTTAAGATAGACGCTGGTCTTACAGCAAATAGTGCATTGGTATTAAGACCTGTGGGCACTCACAATCCAAAGAATGGTAATGAAGTTAAAGTATTAGTAGAGTCTGAGCCAACAAGTGTTGAAACTCTAACTAAATGTTTGTCGTATTACTATTACCCGGCAGCCGCAAACGAAAGTCAGACACAGGACAACTCGTTGTTAGATAACTTGGCTACTAAAAATGAGTACCAACCAGCAGTGGGTTCTATTGTAGCTAAGAAATGTAAGCAGATAGAGTGGGCTATAGACAATCAGGATAAGGTAGATGAGCCTCTTTGGTATGGCTTGATAGGGGTAGCAGCTTTTTGCCAAGACCCTGAAACAACAGCTATAGAGTGGTCTAAAGGGCATTCAGGATATAGCGAGAGGTCTACATTACAGAAGTTAAACCAATGGAAAGAGTCCGCATCAGGTCCAACTACATGTAGTAAGTTTGAATCTAGTAGGCCTACAGGGTGTAAAGGGTGTAAGTATAGGGGTAAGATAGGCTCACCAGCTAGACTTGGTGTGCAATACCAAGAGTCTCCTATAATAAACGAGGCTCCTGATAAGGTAGCTAATTCTGTACCTATGCCTAAACCATTTAAAAGAACTAAAGATGGTATCAAAGTAACAATTGATGATACCGATATTGATATATGTAAGTTTGATATATACCCAGTGGGGTATGGGTTTGATGAGTCATTAGGGTATGAAACAGTTAGGTTTCATTGGAACAGACCACATATGGGGTGGCAAGAACTATGTCTAAGACAAGCACATTTAACTGATGGTAACAGGGAATTCCCTACTGCCATAGCAGATCAAGGTATTGTACTTTACAATAAGAAACAAACGGAGTATTTTCAACTTATGCTAAGAACTTACATGGAAGAGTTAAAACAGATTAGAACTATGACTAACCTTTACGCAACTATGGGTTGGAAAGAAGATAATACATCTTTCTTATTAGGTAATACATTAATTAAACGTAAACCTGATGGCTCTGTAATAGAGGAAAACATAAGTCTAGCATCTGTAATACAAAGACAAGGTGGAGATTTATATGGTACTAAAGGCTCTTTAGAACAATGGGTAAACCTCACATCAATTATGGAGAAAGCACATTTAAAATCTCACATGTTTGCATTAGGTGTAGGATTCTCAGCCCCACTATATAATTTTACAGGGTTAAAAGGATTGACAATATCTTTGTATGGACCAACAGGTGGTGGTAAAACACTAGCACAATATTGGGCACAGTCTATATATGGTGATCCTGAGAAGTTACACTTTGCTGCTAAGTATACTCAGATGGCTTTGTTCTCACGTCTCGGTACGTATGGTAACTTACCATTAACAATAGATGAAGTAACCATGATGAGTGATAAAGAGGTAGGAGACTTTTGTTATTGGGTATCACAAGGGCGTGATAAAGCAAGACTTAATAGGAATGCTGAAGAAAGAGATGCTAAGAAGTGGGCAACACCAGTACTAGTATCTACCAACAAATCTCTACAAAGTAAACTTATAGCATCTGGTCTTGATACTGATGCACAGATGGCAAGGTTACTAGAACTTACTGTACCACAGGCTGATGTATTTGTAAGAAACAGTGACGTTGGTAAGAAGATTTATCAAGCTATACATACTAACTATGGTTATGCTGGTAAACAATTTATAAAGAATTTAGTAGAGATGGGGCAAGAAGGTATACAGTCAGCTATAGCTGAGGCATCAGATAATTTTAATAAAAAATATAGATGTAGTTTTGGCGGTCAAGAAAGGTATTGGGAGCAATCTATTATCCTTGCTGACTTATCTATGAGCCTTGCAAAAGATTGGGGCTTAATAGAATACGATTATGAACAGTCTACTGAGTGGGTGTTAGCACAGATAGGTGCAATACGTAGGTCAGTACAAGAGAATCAAGTAGATGCATTTGATCTTGTTGCAGAGTACATGGCAGATGCAGCAGATACATCAGTTACAATCATGCATACAACAGGGCAGAAAGCACAACCTGATTTCTCTAGAATACCAAGAGGTGATATAAGAATAAGGCTTGATGTATTTAGAAGGTCAGCAGCAGATGCATTTGATAAAGGAACTATGATGATTGATAGGACTCACTTTAGAAAATGGTTATCTATACGTGGTGCTGACTATAAGACATTCAAACAAGAACTTATTGCAGAGAATGCTATTGCTACACCTAAGTCAGAGAAAGCGTCACTAGGTAAAGATACTCCTGTGAAACTAGCACAGACTTATGTAATAGGATTTAATTTAACACACCCAAGATTCCAGAGTTTACTTGACAATGCAGATGTAGAGGCGGATGATTTATCATATGGTCAACTACAAGCATTAAATAATGAATAATGAAATAATTCTTATAGGTTTTATCCTGTCACTGGTACTATTATTTCCACACAGGATAAAAACTTTCTTCTTAAAACCCACACTTTCTATAGTGGAATTCATTTTAGTTGTACTTATTTTACTTTACATAACAAGTATTTAGTGTTAAGTATTAAGTATTATGTGTAACAACATACCATATACTGCTAAAGAGATGGAGTTTATTCATGCCATCTTTATCATCGATCCTAATGCAAAATTTAAAGTTGTATCTAGGTTAGAGACTAGAGATGACTACAAATATGGAGCTATAGAGTGGGAAGATGGGTATATGCCTATACCATATGAACATGTAGCTGAAGTTATAAATGAGAATATAAGGGCTAAATAGCCAAGGAGAGGACATGCCGAGCACTAATAGGTCTAGCATATCGCTGGCCACAGCACACGATATAGTAAGAGCCTGGAACTTACCAGGAATGAAAAAGCAAAAAGATGTTTTTGAATACTTAGGGCTATCTACAGATTCAGGAACAATGTCTTTTTATAGACAGCAAGCAGAAGAATTAACAGGCATTAAGCTAATGCCACATAACAACAATAATAATGTAGTTGCAAGAAGTGAACGTGCTAATCTGCCACCACTAACTAATCGTGTAGATATAACTGACCACCCATATTCAATGCTGGTATTTTCTGATGCACATTTTGAAGGACACGAAACAGTATCTTTTAAAATTATGTGTGAAGTATTAAAAGATTTACTTAAAACAAGACAACTTAAATTAGTTGTAGCTAATGGTGATATCATGGATTTATCTATTCTATCTTCATTTGCAAAGTTTCACACAGAGATAAGGCCAAAAGAAAGAACAGTACAAAAAGAGATTTATGATTCTCAGGCTCAAATAAATAAAATACAAAAGATTATTGATAAAGCTAAATATCCTGTAAAACAAATTGCAACCTTTGGTAATCATGAAACTAGACTATCAAAAGTAGCTATGTCTTGGGGTAGAGCCTTTGAAGATTTAGAAGCATTTAAGATACAAAGTTTATTTCCTGATTGGGATTGGGCTATGTCTCATTTAGTAGATGATACAGTTTTAATTAAACATAGAATGAGAGGTGGTGTCCATACTGCGTATCAAAACTCTATGAGGTCAGGTATACATATTGTAACAGGACATACACACCAACTGAACTTTAGAACATTTAACACATATTCCACAACATCAATGTCTATACAGACAGGACACTTATCAGAACAATACCATCCTTACCTTGAAGATAATGTAGCTAATGATTGGAACAATGGATTTGCTGTAATAACTGTTGACCCACAAGAGAAAACAGTTCATCCTGAACTTGTGCAGGTAAGTAATCTCCATCGTTCAGCATTCTTTAGAGGTAAAAAATACACAGTATGAAAAGGGTTAAGATAGAAAACACAAAAGGAATCAAAGAAAAATACCCTATAGTTATCATAGATTGGGAAGATCATACTGCTGACTCTGGATGGGTAGATGATGTAGATGTTATTGAGCCAGCATACTGTCGTAGTATAGGGTGGCTTATCAAAGAAACTAAATCAGAATATAAAGTAGCTGACTGTGTTACTGCTGATTCAGGTCAAGGTGGTATTCAATGTATCTTAAAAAGAACAGTATTAGATTTATGGTATGTTGAAATGCAAGATGAGGACTAGTGATTATTTATTGCGTCTTCGTATGCATCTAATAAAAACTGTGTATCAGGTCTAATATTTTTAGGAGCAAACTTTTTATATCGTTCAGCAGCCGGTAGTGACCAAGCTCTATATGCTCTTTGTGCTGAAGGCAACCAGCGTTTTAACTCAAACTCAGTTCCTCTGTGATCTTTGTTGTGCTCTCTAACATCTCTTTCTATTTGTTTCATAGCTTGTCTATCTTTATTTATCTTAGCTTTGACCCACGCATTTGTGTAACTTCTTTTAATTGCTTTAACATAACCATCAGTTTGTTTGTTCATTCTTATAACATCATTCTGGTATGTAGCACCTGATGGGTAAAAGTTTAAAAACCTGAAGAAAGTTTGTAGGCCGCTTACATCTTCTTGTATTATCTTACCATCTTTATTTGTTACATGTCCGTTTGCCATATAAGATATACCATCTGTTACACCTCTTAGTGCACCGAATGGTTGGTTTTTAAATACATCAGCCCAAGAAGTTGTCTCATCTTTAAAACCTATAGCTTCTAAACCTTGCTGTGCTACTAAATTCATGGTTGCTACAGTTTGTTCTGCTGCAGAATATACAGGACCAAAGAAGTTTTTAATTTCTTGCCAGTTATCTGAGCCTGCTTTTCCAATACCAGTTAGTGGTATTAAATCACCAAAGCCTAATCTAGTAGACATGGTAGCTCCAAGATAGTAATCTAAAATACCCCTCATAGCTATTGGTGATGCTCCAGGTGCAATTCCTTCTATAAATTCTGCTAGTTCTTTTTCTACAGTTCCCTTTTTAATACCTAGTTTTTGCATTAATGTATCTGCTAGATCTGCTGCATCATCAGCAAAAGGTAAACCTTTTAGTCCTGCAAGTAATACAAGTGTACCAAGTAACATTAACTGTTCTTTCCTACCTAAGTTTTTTATAAGTTCTACAGTAATAATTACAAATTGTTTATACATAAAGATGTATTGAAGTACATTACCACGAGCCATTTGCGGTCTGTTAAACATTCCGTATTCACCTTGAGATGTGTTAACAGCTTTTATAGCAAACTGCTCTGCATTTTTAGAAGCTTCTTTTAAACTTTGGCCAGCAGTTTGTAGCTTATCTCTTTGTAATCTGTATGCTGCTAAGAAAGTTGTTCTTCTATTTAACTGCTCTGTGTATGAGAATAGTTTCATCCATGCTCTAACAGCACCAGCTAAGTTTTTCTTAGCCATCAATCCACCTCTAGCTGTACCAACTAAAGCATTAAACTGTGCAGCTTGAAGTACACCTTGTTCAGTAGCTTCAAGTAATACCTGAGCTTCGTCTTGAGTTATACCGTATTTACTTTGTAATGCTAAAGCTTCTGGTGTTGGATTACCTCTGTTATCTTTTTCATTTACTTTTTGTACGTGATCTAAGTTTTCTAGGTTAAGGTTCTTCATGTTCCTAAGTGCCATAGTCATAGCACCAGCTGACTTACTCAAACCAAAACCACCGCCATATCCAGTCTTAGCATTATATGTA